CGACATTGTATTTTTCAAGATTGACCTCGGCTTCCAGATTGGAAACTAGCTCACGGAGCTTCCGAATAGTCGCAGCCTGAGAAGCAGTTCCTTCGACCAACATCTTGTTTTCGCGTTCGAGCTTTGCATGTTCAGATGCAACCTCAGTAAGAGCGTTCATCGCTGGCAGAAGCTTTTCATATGCGTTCATGAGTTTGTTTCCATATGTGGATAGATTAAATCAAAACGGAATTTCATCGTCCCCGGACGTGGTTTCGTCCTTGAACGGTATATTTTCTTCATCTTCGGGAGGTGTGGTTTCGAAGAGCTTTCCACTGTCTCGGTCATAACCAAGATGGATGACCTCGCCTGTAGCGCGGCCTGTGTATCGGTCCTTGAGAACGCGGAAGGTAGTGATTGAACGCCACCGTTCATCCTCATGCTGCTGGTCCCGTTCGAGGCCGAACATGAAGAATGACCAAAAGCCGATAGACCGGGAGCCTTTGAAGTGCCTGATCATAACGCGGCCACCCTCTTCGTGAGGTTTGCCTTCCGGGGTCGCAAGGTGTGAGATGAAGTGAATGATGATGTTCAGCTCTTGGGCCAACATCGCCATGTCCTTCATGACAACTTCCAAGCTTTCCTTTTCCTTCTCAGGGTCAGCAAGAGCGGTCAGGTGGTCAAGATAGAAGATGCGTACGCCTTCACTGTGCGCCATGAAGCGGATAGCTCCAGCGATAACGTCCCAGTCTGCGGAGCCGAAGCTGTCATAGAATGAGAGACGGTCATCCTGATCAAGCTTTTCAATGACTTCGGACAACTCGTCCTTGGTCCAGCTCCCATCAGGAATGTGGAAGGTTTTGCCAGCGAACTTACCAGCAACGCGCTTGGCTGTTTCGGCGGGTTTCTGTTCGAGGAAGAAAAGCCCTACCTTCTGGCTAAGCTCCAGCACATCGAACTGGATTTGCTGGGTAAATAAATCGGTCTTTCCTATCCCCGTCCCGGCACCGAAGCCATAAACTTCACCCCAGCGGCGACCATAGGTAATCTCGGTCAGTCTTGGTATGAACCACGGTAATCCCATTTCAGGGTCGCGAAGGACTTCATCCATAATGTCCGAAAGTTTCACAATGCCGTCTGGTCTGTGAACCTTTGCGTTCCAAATGGCTTGAACAATCTGGTCAGCTTCTCCAGCCTTCAGGTGTTCATTGGCATCCTTGCGAGAAAGTGAGGCGACCTTAGCCTTGCCAGCCGGGAAAAGCGCCAAGCAATCAAGTGTCGCCGCCCTCCCCGGTTCATCGCCATCAAACATTAGGACGACTTCCTGAAAGGTGTTAAGCCATTCGAGATGCTTAGACAGGGACTTCTTTGCGCCCTGCGCTCCGTTTGGGATGGAAACGACCGGCCACTTATTCCCTTGAGCCTGAGAGACTGACATTGCATCAATCTCCCCCTCGGTGATTACCACGCGGCGACCACCTGACGGCCAAAGCTGTTGCCCGAAGAGCAAGGCTTCTTTCATTGAGCCGATAACCGAGAAGTTCTTATCGGCATCTCGTGTCTTTTGCGCTACGAGATTTCCATCTGTGTCAAAGTAAGGTGCCGCCTGTACGAGCTTTTCGTCCCGGTTGCGGCCCACGATATAACCGAATTTTCGGCACGTCTCTTCTGTGATGCCGCGAGCTTTTAGCTGCGAGGCTTCTCCCCGAATTGGGTCAAACATTTTTGTTGCCTTGGATTTTGGAGACGGGGTGTCAGAGCCTTCCCCCGGCTCGTAATGTTCACAGCCGAAACAAAAGGCGTGACCGTCCGAGTAGCGGGCAAGGTTATCCTTGGAACCGCATGAGGGGCATGGCTCCTTGCGAATGAAGGAGCTGTCGTCTGTCATGATTGAAGATCACTCGTTCGGAAGGCTCTTGATGCCCTCCTCAATCAAACCTAGCGCCTCATCTTGAATGCTGGCGGCTTCGCTCATGTCCATGACACCGCGAGAGCAAGCGGTGAGACGAGCCTTCTGAGACGATGGATTAATTAAGTCGAGAAGGTTCCTCAGAGCTGAACGCTTCATGCGAACCAATGGCGGTTTCTGATCAATCACAGTTGCCTCACTGTGAGCCAGAGGCCACTCCCCGGAGGTTGCGAAGTGCCACAACCGGAGAGAATGATGAACAACGTGGTGAGGACGACCGCCGCGAATACGAAGCGGGCCATTGTTAAACTCGGCGCGAACGAAGCTTGTATTCAGCGTAAGGACTACCCAGCGGGTCTTCCTTGATCACGGTGTCAAACTTAAAGCCTTCGGCCTTGAGGTCATGGACACGAGCTGCAAGACGGTAAGCACCATAAAGACCAATTGCTTCGAGCTGAGTTAGGCTGCGACCTGAGAGGAAATGAGCGCGGAGCTTTGCGATCTTGGTGTTTGTTTCCTTGATGCGCACCTTGCGCTTCTTAGGTGCTGGCTTTGGTTCAAAGTAAAGTTCGAAATTCTCAACATCGTAAGTACCGTTCATCTGTGAAGCCGCCTTGCCATCGGCGCGGTCCCACTCAACTCGAATGTCTGGTCCGGCAACGGCAATGACTTTTGCCTTAGCACCCGTTTCCGCTGCAAACAGCTTACGGCTACGAAGCTCCTCGGCTTTAAGGGTTACGGTATCGCCAACTTTAATGGTCTGCATTTTCATTCCTATCGATGGTTGATTGCGTAATGACGCTGGAAAGAGAAAACCCCCGGCTGGATACCGAGGGTTTGTGAGCTGCTATGGTG